ATATTTTTTGTACGTTTAGCTTCTGGGTTTTTTATAGTTGTAGACTCATCTATAGCCATCATAGTATCGTGTGAGTTGATAAATTTAGCTGCAAAATCAACACCTTTTTTACTAGATAAAGCTTCAACATTCATACATAAAATATGTAAATCAGTTCCTGTTTTAAATAATGTGTCCAAATTTTGTTGTTGTTGTTTTGTAATATTTGCTTGCCACAATACGGACACTTTTTCTATATGATCTGGTAAGTGTGTAGGTATTTCAGAACTATACCAATTTTTATATACACCTTTTGGTGCCACAATTAAGACACCATTGATTTTACCTTTGTCATAAAGCATTGCAACATTGTCTAGTAATACTTTAGATTTACCTGTACCCATTTCCATAAAATACGCAAAAGCTTTTTTCTCCCAAGACATTTCTAATGCCTTAAGTTGATGTGCGTATGGCTTAGTTTTAAATTTATAATTCATAATTTATTTTCTTCTTTCTGGTTGACAACATATCAAATATAAAATAAAAGTCAAGCCATGAAAGAAAATATAGTTTACGTAATACAGGAAATACCAGGTACAAAAACAGGCAGTCCAAAAATAAATATTATTGGTGCAGGTAAATATGGTAAGTTTAAATTTTTACTTCCTGAGTTATCACAAATTATTTTTTCTCCTGGTCCATTAATTTATAAATTAAGAACTTTACTAAAAGATTTTACTTCAGATGATTATTTGTTATTGACAGGTGATCCTGCAATTATTGGAGTTACATGTTCGATTGTTTCTGACATGACAAATGGTAAATACAATTTATTAAAATGGGACAAACAAGAAAGACAATACTACCCAATAGAAATAAACTTATATGAAAGAGGAAAGATAGATGAGTAACCTAGAAAAAATGTTTATTGAGGATGCACCTCAACAAGTAAATGAATTAAATAATGCAGAGACATTATCTAGCCATGTTTTAGAATTACAAAGGCTGGAAGATGAAATTAAACTTGAAGAAGAAAGACTATCTAGAAAAAAAGAACAAGCAGATAAACTTTCACAACAAGTTATTCCAGAAATTATGGACTCTATGAAATTAAAAACCATGAAATTAAAAGATGGTTCTGCAATAGAGGTAAAAGAAATTTATGGCGCTACAATACCCGTAGACAAAAGGGAAGGCGCGTTTAACTGGCTTCGAAATAACGACTTGGGTGATTTGATTAAAAATGAAATCACTGTTTCCTTTGGTCGAAACGAAGATAACAAGGCGAGCGATTATGCAAACCTTGCTGAGAGCAATGGGTACCAACCGGTTCAAAAGCTTAAAGTGGAACCCATGACTCTCAAAGCACTATACAGAGAGCGAGACGAAAAGAAATTAGACTTGCCTTCTGAACACTTTAACCTGTTTAAGGGAAACAAAACAAAAATAACAAGGAACAAATAACATGAGTGAAGAAACAAGAGACGTAACAAAACAAGAAGGCGGATCATTAGCAACTTTGGACTTCGTAGCAGATTCAGGAATGGGTTTAGAGAACGTAGACAAACAAGATCTTGCTTTACCTTTTCTGAAACTATTACAATCAGGTTCAGATGAGACTAAAAAGAAACATGCAAAATATGTTGAAGGCGCTGAAGCTGGTATGTTTTATAATACAGTTACAAAGAAACTGTATAATGGAGAAAAAGGAATAGAAGTTATTCCTGTATTCTACAGAATGACATATCCAGAGTGGGCACCTTTTGAACGTAGAGAAGGTAGACCTGTACATAATGACAGAGGTCCTGGAATTATGGCAAAGGTAACTCAAAATGATAAAAACAAAGATATGTTAGAAGGTGGTAATGAAATCATCAAGACAGCAAATCATTTTGTAATTATTAATGGTGAGAGACCGGAGAAAGCTTTGATGACAATGAAGTCAACACAGCTTAAGGTTAGTAGACAATGGAATTCTTTAATGGAGAATGAATTTGAAAACGATCCTAGTTCAGGAAAATCTTTACAAGCGCCTACATTTTCTAGAATTTATAAATTAAATTCTGTTGAGAACACGGGTAGCTTTACTTGGCATGGTTACAATGTGTCTATGTTGAGAAAAGTAGACGATGCCGGCCTATATCAAATGGCTAGAGATTTTTATAACTCTTTAAAAAACAGTCAGCAAAAAGCAGCTGCTGTAGCTAAAGAGGAATCTAACTACTAATTTTCTTCTTATGGAAGAAATAGGAGCGGCAAGGCGAGAGTTTAGCCGCTCCGACCCGGGATCTTTATGGTTGAAAAATTTATAGAATTATTTACTGGATACCAAGGCGACTTTGGTATTGCCGATATGTCTTCGGCACAATTAGACACTGATAAAAATAAAGTCAAACCAAACTACGAATGGGCTGGTAGACCTATTACACAAGGTGATTATAAAGATCACATTGAAGGCAAGATATCTATTGGTATACAACCATGTAGGTTAGATAAAACAGTTCAGTTTGGTTGTATAGACATAGACTCAAAAGATTATTCAAGTTTTAATGTAGAAAACTACTTAGCATTATTTCAACAATTTAAGTTACCACTAATACCATTGTTATCTAAAAGCGGAGGACTGCATTGTTATTTGTTTTTAAAAGAACCAATACCGGCTGTCGATCTAATCTCGGCACTGAAGTCTTTTCTTTTGCCACTTGGATTAGATCCTGACACAGAAGTTTTTCCAAAACAGAAAGAATTAAAGGAAGATGACAAAGGCGAAATAAAACCAGGTAACTTTATAAACTTACCATACTATAATAATGGTAGCACAAAAAGATACGCAGTTGATAAAGACAACAACAAATTAGATATAGAAAAATTTATAGAAGTTGCTAATCAAAGCAAGATTGGTAAAGAAGAACTAGAAAAACTAGTAGATGAAACATATAAAAATATATTAGTAGGTACAGATCCAGAGTTTGAAGATGGTCCACCTTGTCTAGCTTTGTGTTCAAAAAGAAAATTAGATGATGGTAGAGATAGGTTTATGTATAATTACATGGTTTTTGCTAAAAAAAAATACAAAGACAAATGGCCAGATCAAGTTTCAAAAGCAAACTATAGTTATTTAGAAGACCCATGGGATAAAACAAAATTAGATTCTAAGATAACTGCATGGAAAAAAGACACTGCAGGTCATACTTGTTATGAAGATCCAATACAAAGCAAGTGCATGCGTACACTTTGTTTCTCACGTCCATTTGGTGTTAAGTCAGATAGTATTACAATGTTTCCTGACATTACAGATTTTGAAATTATAATGTACGCAGAACCAGAATACAGATTTAATGTTGTGTTACCGGATGGAACTAAAGAAGGTGTTATTGCAAACCACAGAAGATTAATTACAAAACAAACAGAGTTATTAGATTTGATATGGGAACAGACAGGTATCTATCACGAGCCACTAAAACCAAAAGACTTTAGAGCAAAACTAACAGAACTTAGAAAAGGTTCTACTAAAATATCACCTCCAGCAGGTACACAAATAGAAGATAGATTAAATGAAGAACTATATCAATATTGTGTTAATGGCCCACGTGCAAAAAACAGAATACAAATCAACAGTGGTTCTTGTTTGACAGAAGAAGGTCATCACTTCTTTAGATTTAATTCTTTTATAGATCATTTAGGATCTAGTTGGAAAATACCAGAAGAAAGAATAGCACAGAAACTAAAAGATAAATGTTTAGTTGAGTTTAATCATTCACTAAATGTAGATGGCAAAACAATTAAAGTATGTAGATTAAAACAACTACACATAGATAAGATAGAATACAAACCGGTTGAGAGAAAAGAAAGTAATTATTAATGAGATATAAGGTAGTAGGTCCACCAGGTACAGGTAAGACAAGAAGATTGTTAAACGAAGTACAAAAGTATGTGGACAAAGGCACACCGCTAAATCGCATAGGTTATTTTGCTTTTACTCGTAAAGCAGCAGGTGAAGCAAGAGATAGATTCTTAAAAATAAAAACAGAACTTACAAAGAAAGATATAAAATACTTTCAAACACTACACTCGCTAGCATTTAATAGACTAGGTCTTAAAGAAGAAAACGTTATGCAGGATCTTAACTACAAAGCAATAGGTGATAGCTGTGGTATACAAATTAAATACGCATCATATGAAACTAATAATTGGAATGGTATTTTTTCATCTGACAGTGAGTATTTAGGACTAATAAACTTAGCAAGGGTAAAACAAATATCTGTATTAGATCAGTTAGATCTAAACGAACACTTATCTAAGATAGAGAGAAACAAACTAGATGCTATAGAAAAAGAAATTAACAACTATAAAAAAATATATGGTCTTATTGACTTTACAGACATGATACAAAAATTTTTAGATACAAAAGATGTACCAGAGTTTGACGTTATATTTGTAGATGAAGCACAGGATTTGTCATTAATACAATGGTCTATGATAAATAAAATAGAACAAGATACTAAATGTGATGTTTGGGTGGCCGGAGATGATGACCAAGCTATATTTGGTTGGGCTGGTGCAGATGTATATTCTTTTATTGACTATGATGCAACAGAAATACCATTAACAAAATCAGAAAGAGTGCCAAGTAGTATACAGAAAATTGCATTAGATGTCATCGATAGAATACAAGACAATAGAATTGACAAAGAGTATTTTCCAAAGTCTGAATCTGGTGAGATTTATGAACGATATAAAATATCTGACATAGATATGTATACAGGTGATTGGTTAATATTAACTAGAACTAAATCATTACTAAAACCAATACCAACTTATTTAAAAAAGAAAGGTTTATTTTTTAATACAACACAAGGAAATAGTATTGGTAAAAGTCTATATGAAGATATACAATACTGGTCGCAGTTACAAAAAAAGATTGCTCTTCCTGACATACAATTACAAAGAATTAAAGAAAGAATTAAAGGACCAATGAACCTATCATTAAAGTGGTATGATGCATTTGACAATGTGTCTGACAGTCAGATACATTACATGAGATTATTATTACTAAACAATGAAGATCCAACAAAAGATGCAAGAATAAAAGTATCAACAATACATGGGGCCAAAGGTGGTGAAGCAACTAATGTTGTTTTGTTTTTAAATCACACAGCAAACACATTGAAAGGAGCAAAAAAATCTGTGTACAAACAAGATGAAGAGTATCGTGTTTGGTATGTGGGTATCACAAGAACTATGCAAAATTTATATTTAATAAAATGTTCAAACAAATCTAAGGAGTTTAAAATATGAGTGATGATCCATACAAGAAACAAGTGTCAGGCACACATTATATGTACATGGAGATACAGCCAGCAGAGTTTATCAATAAGAATAAATTGCTTTTTGCAGAGGGCAATGCTATAAAATACATATGCAGACACTCTCACAAAGGCGGAGTAGAAGACATAGATAAAGCTATACATTATTTAGAAATGATTAAAGAAAGAGATTATAAATGATATTTAAAGCACAGACAGAGTGGGTTAAACCTACTGAGTTTCCTGATTTAAGATTTTGTGATGAAATTGCAATTGATTTAGAAACACATGATCCAGATTTAAAAAGTATGGGAT